ACTAAGCAAAATCTTAAAAATTTAATCTTCACAATACCAGGAGAAAAAATAATGGATTCCAACTTTGGTGTTGGACTTGGTGCCGTTTTATTTGAGAACGCCACCCCCGACGTAATTGAAGATTTAAAAGAGCGACTATTTATTCAGGTAGAGAAGTATATGCCTTTTATACAAATAGTGGATGTCAAGGGAAGAATAGAGGAAAATACTGCTTATTTTAGCGTACAATACGCTATTCCTTCTTTATCAATATCTGATGTTTTATCGTTAGATGTAAAAGGAAATTCTGATTTTGCTTAGGAATAATAGGATATGACAACCAAGAAAAATAAACCAGTTCGATATACAAGCAGAGAATTTGATTCCATTAAAGATCAACTGGTCAATTACGCGAAAACCTATTATCCTGACACATACAAGGATTTTAACGCAGCTTCTTTTGGTTCTATGATGCTTGATACAGTAGCATATGTCGGAGATATGCTTTCTTTTTATATTGATTATCAATCAAATGAATCATTTTTAGATACGGCGATAGAAACAAAAAACCTTTTAAAACTATCTAAACAATTTGGATATAAAAGACCTCTTCAATATTCAGCCACAGGAAAATGTGCTTTTTATGTGCAAGTACCAGCCAATCCAGATGGCACCCCAAATAGCAGCTTAGTTCCAATAATGAAGGAAGGCAGCACTCTTAATTCCGATTCTGGTGTTGCTTTGATATTGACCTCTGATGTAAATTTTAACAAATCAGATTCTGAGGTTGTTGTTGCCGCAACGGACGCTGATGGAATACCAACATCGTTTGCTTATAAGGCATATGGAGATGTCGTCACGGGTATAATAGAAACTGAAATTCTTACAATCGGAGCTTATGAGAAATTCCTAAAACTACAATTAACCGCAAAAAATGTGACTGAAATTCTCTCTGTTGTTGATAGCGAAGGAAATGAATATTATGAAGTCCCTTATTTATCTCACAATATTGCCTTAATTCCAGTTAGAAATCCAAGCATCAACGACACCGAGGACGCTCCTTATATTTTAAGAGAAAAAATTGCCCCAAGAAGATTTATAGTTTCTGTTGATGAGGAAGATTCCGTATATCTTCAATTTGGTTATGGCTCAGAGAACAGCATTAAAGAAAACGATTTTCCAGACCCATCAGCCGCCGCTTTACAAATCTACGGAAAAAACTATTATTCCAACGATAGTTTCGACCCTTCTGTATTGTTAAAGAACGATAAGTTTGGTGTTGTGCCTCCCACTGGTCAATTATCTGTGACGATTAAAAGAAACACAAATGAGTCAGTTAATCTCCCAGTATCCGCAGTTAATTCAATTACAGATGCTATTCTATCTTTCCCAAATACAGATACTGTTTCATCAGAAAATATGACCTTTATAAAAGATAGCTTAGATGTTGAAAATGAAGAAGCCATATTGGGGTCTGTTGATAAGTTAAATCCAGAGGAAATAAGAATCAGGACTCTGGATGCTTTTTCTTCACAGAATAGAGCCGTCACGCAACAAGATTATATTAGTTTGATTTATAGGATGCCAACTAAATTTGGTTCAGTTAAGAGGGCTAATATCACGCAAGATAAAGACTCATTTAAAAGAAATCTAAACTTATATGTTGTTTCTGAAAACATCGATGGGAATTTAACTACTGCGACATCAACTATAAAAGAAAACCTGAAGGTTTGGATTAATCAATATAAGATGATTAATGACACAATCGATGTTTTGGATGGGCAAATTGTTAATTTTTCAATAAGATATAAGGTCTTAGGTTCGTTAGAGTATAATCAGACAGAAGTTCTGCAATCTTGCAACGATGCTCTAAAACAACTTTATTCGACCAAACTTTTATTTGGCACCCCATTTTATATCTCCGATATTTACAAGACATTGAACGATTTAGATCAGGTTATTGATACACAAGACGTTGAGATAGTACAAAAATTTGGTGCAGATTATAGTAATGTATTCTTTGACATTGATGCCGCAACAACAGCAGACGGAAGATTTATAGTTATACCTGAGAATATTGTTCTTGAATTAAAGAACCCAGATGAGAATATCATTGGAGTGGTAGTATAATGGCAGTCAGAAGATTTAAAGCAACGAAAGACAATACAATCACTAATGCCTATAAGGCTAACCTAACCACTCGCGGAATTGGTTCGAATATGGGCGCTTCCGATATTGTTGAAGTTTTTAGTATCTATGGTCAGGCTTCTACTTCGTCAAGTGAATTATCAAGAATTCTAATAGACTTTGATATTGATGCAATTAATTCAGCAAGGGTTGCAAAGAATATTCCAGCTTCCGGTTCAGTTGATTTTTATCTTCGTATGTTTAACGCAGAACACTCATCAACGACACCAACCAATTTTACCTTAACTGTTGCAGCGATTTCACAATCCTGGGACGAAGGCAACGGTTTAGATATGGAAGATTATAGCGATCCTGGAATTGGAAGCGGTGGAAAAGGTTCAACTTGGCTTACACGCAAGTCAGGCTCATTTAGTCAGTGTTCTTTAGAACTAAATGGTTCTGATGAGTATGTAACTGTCGCAGATTCTGATGACTTTACTTTTGCCGATTCTGGTGTAGACAAACCTTTCTCTATTAGTGCTTGGATAAAAGTTGATAGTCTTGCAGATGATAGACCAATTGTTGTAAAATGGGATGGCTCGGGAACTAACCTAGAGTGGTATTTTTATGTCAGGGGCAACAGTTCTCCATCAGGAGCTTTAAGTTTATTGGTTTACGATAAGGCAAATTCTGCTACAATAAGTTCAAGAACTGATGGTAGTATAATTTCAACCGGAGAATGGTACCATGTAATGGTGACATATGATGGTCGCGGCGGCGCTACTGCTGCCGATGGGATCAAGTTTTATGTTGATGGTGCTTCAAAGACAGCAACTGCTTCAAACAACGCCTCTTACGTTTCCATGGTCAATACTACAACACCAGTAAGAATCGGCGCAGAACCTAATTTATCAGATTATTTTGATGGTAAATTAGATGAAATTTCAGTGTGGGATAAAGAATTAGATTCGGCACAAGTTACAGAACTATACAACGAAGGTGTTCCAAATAATTTAATAAAAACTACAACATATACAGAGGACACTACCAGCAAGTTGGTTGCTTGGTGGAGAATAGAAATTGATAGTGTCTTAACTCCAGATACTACATCAACAATTCAAGACAGGTCTGCCAACTCTCACAATGGCACTGGCACAGGGCTTGAAACCTCTAACTTTTCTACAACAGATTTTGCGGGAAATGGAGTAGCAAACGCGGTCAATACTGCACAATATTGGTTGGATGAAGGAGGCACTTTTAGCACAGGTAGCCAAACCACAGTTTATTCTCAAGTTTTTTCAACAGGGCTAGAGGACTTAGAGATTGATGTTTCTCAGCAAGTTGAAGAGTGGATTAATGGTAATACTGCTAGTTATGGATTCGGAGTATATTTGCAACCATCATTAGAGAATGAAAAAACGTCTTATTATACAAAGAAATTTTTTGCCAGGGACAGCCAGTATTTCCTAAAAAGACCAGTAATTGAGGCCCGCTGGAACGATTCAAGATTTGATGATTCATCAAACTTTTATTTGAGTTCTTCAAGGGTTCCCGCTGCTGATAATTTGAACACTCTTTATCTATACAATTATGTTAGAGGTCAATTACAAGATATACCAGGTTTGGGAGCAGAAAATAAAATATATTTAAGTATTTATACTGGTTCCAACTCTGTCCCATCGGGAGACAAAATAACACTCCCTGTTGGTGGTGGAGTAGTTGCAAATAACGATTACAATGTTACTGGAAGTAAAATAGCAACAGGCATTTATTCGGCTTCATTTGCTTATACAAGTTCTGGAATTACTGAAATATACCCAGTTTGGCACAGCAGTTCAGTTGATCCACCAGTACCAACTATTGAATATTTGACTGCTTCTTCTATAACAGTTAATACATTTGACACACAAACACCATATCCAATAAATTCATATAAGGCAAATATCACGAACCTTCAAAGCCAATATGGTTCAAGCGATGTAGTCAATTTTAGAGTATTTGTTCAAAACAAAAACTTTTTAGCTACTGTTTATACAGTTGCATCAACTGCCGTTCAACCAACTATAATGGAAAAAATGTATTATAAGGTTTCAAGAGTTGTAGATGAGGAGATTGTTATAAATTACGGAACTGGTTCTGGTGATGCTGGATATACCCAACTTTCCTATGATTCCGCTGGAAATTATTTTGATTTAGATATGAGCATTTTTGAGCCAGATTTTTCATACCAAATTAGTTTTATGATAAATGATGCTGGTAAATATACAGAATTAAAAGATAAATTTAAATTTCGTATAATTGATGAAAATGACCTTCCTGGTTAAACTATTTTCAGAAGGGAATAATTATAAGTAATGGGTACAAAAAGTTTTTTTAATAAACAAAAATCACAAGAAACCAGCATAAGAGGTCAAGAAAAATTAACAATTCAAGATCTCTCAAATAATGTTGAGTCTGTCGAATACGTTAAACAATATACAAACGAAAAATTACAATTTTTACCTGAATTGGATTTTTCCGATCCAGCCAACTTTGTAAAATATGGATCTGCGAGAGATTATTATTCTGACTTGGTGGATAGTGTTGTACAGTCATATCCATATGATGGTTCTCTTGCTGAAAGGCTAAGATATAAAAATAATTTAGTAGCAATTCAAAAACACGAATTGGAAAACAATTATCCAAAAGCGACTGGATATGCTAATTTTAGCGACAACACATATAATCAAGCAATAAACCCAATTACAGTTGGACCAACAAATTTTGGTTTTGGCGAAAGTAATACGCCCCATTATATCTTAACAGACAATTATTCAAATGAATTGGTTTATAGCACTGGGTCTGGTCAAGTTGGAAGTGTCCAATTAGATTTTACAAACGGTGTCACAGTTGAATTTTGGTTAAAGAAAGATAGTTTTCCAAACGTTTTAGACACGGAAAACGAAACAATCTTTTCTGTCAGCAATACAGAGGATGATTTATTTCAGATAGTCACAGATGTAAATATCACATCAGCACTAACAGCATCTTTTTCTAAAACAAATACATTTCTTGAAGAGTTTGTTTTTGGATATGATACTGGCTTGGCTACTTTGGCCGATTCAACTTGGCATCACTATGCACTAACTTTCTTTACCAGTTCTAATGGATATGGTAGTGAATTATATGTAGATGGGCGTTTTAAAGAAAAGAAATTTATAACAAAAGCAAGCCCAGCGCTTTATTTAACAGGCACTTTGGATGCTACAATTGCAGCATCATCCCTTAGTAATTACCTTGGCGATGGTAAGCTCCTTGGCTATTTAGATGAAGTTCGTCTTTGGAAAGAGCAAAGAGATGCCAAAGAAATTGGCGTTAATTATTTTTACGATGTCGGCGGCGGCGGCAACACTGATAACGTCAAGGTAAGCGACGAAAGCCCATTAAAATTATCGCTTTATTATAAATTTAATGAAGGTATTACCGGAGATTCGGAATTAGATTCGGTTGTGCTTGATTATTCAGGTCGCTTAACCAATGGTGTGTGGGTTGGATATTCAAGTAATTCAAGAGAGACAGGTTCCGCTATAACTGACTCTGGTGTTGCAACAGAGTCTGGCAATCCAATTATTTATTCAACCCACCCAGACGTTGTTTCATACAAAGAAGACAAGATAGTATCTGGTTCTGCATATGATGCAGAAAATATGAACAGTATGTACGATATGATCCCACAGTGGATTAAAGACGACGATGCTGCTAACGGTTTATTACTTAGAAAATTAATTCAAGTTATGTCCAGTTATTTGGACACACTACACGCTCAAATTACTGCTATCGCTCAACTACAAGACGGATCTTATGTTAGTGGATCATACGCTAAACCAAACCCATATTCAAAAAGAAATTTAATTTCTTATGGATTTGATATACCAGACATTTTTATTGATACGGGCGTAATTGAAGAAATTTACTTTAAGGACGAGCAGAGATTATATGAAGATAAACTTTTTAATCTAAAAAATCTTATTTTTCAAAACATATTCAACAACTTAAACTTTATTAATAAAACAAAAGGGACCGAAAATTCATTTAGAAATCTTTTTAGGTGTTTTGGAGTTGATAACGAGTTAGTTCGTTTGAACATGTATTCTGATAATGAACTTTACGAGATTAAAGAAAACTATGAAACATCACAAGTAAAAAGAAATGTAATTGATTTATCTGGATTCAATGATTCACAAAGCAGATCGGGCGTTGTTTTTCAATTTGCCGACCCAGCAAAGTCTGTATCAGAAACCGGAGACAGCGGCTATATCCCATCTTCATCAAACGAATATATCCCTCTTACATTTGAAGCACAAGTCCAATTTCCAAAACAAATTAGTTTTCCAGGAACTTATTTAGAAAAATTAGACCGCTGTTCAATTTTTGGTGTGCATAGTGCCAGTTCTGATACAACTCAGACAACTATTCCTGCTGGCGATTTATACTTTAAGGTATATGCTGATACAAATTCTATTGATAAAACTCAATTTGTATTACAAACAAATATTGCCTCTGTTGGAACTTTAACTTCTTCTTTCTATGAGGATGTTAATGATAACTCAACTTGGACATTTGCAGTTAGAACAAAAGCAAGGGAATACCCATTTGCTTCTGAAATAACAGCATCTGATGTTTTTGACCTTGAATTTTATGGTGTGAATTATGTTGCCGGATACAAATTGCACGAATTCTCAGCTTCGGCGGAGGTGGATCTTGTAGATGATATTGGTCAATTTATAACAGGGTCAAACAAGAGAGTTTATGTTGGCGCAGATAAAGAAAATATTACAGGTTCATTAAATTATTACTCAAACGCAAGAGTAATCTCAACCAGAGTTTGGTTTGATTATCTGACCAATACCGAACTACAAAACCACGCCAGAGATGTTAGCGTTTATGGTCGTTTGAATCCATATCAGAATTCTTTTGTTTATGAAGGTACAGAAAAACAAAACTATATTCCAAAGATTAAATCGCTTGCTCTTCACTGGGACTTTGAAAACGTCACTGGGTCTGATTCAAGCGGTGAATTCATTGTAAAAGATATTACTTCTGGATCGAGTACGAGCATCGACAATCGTTTTTCTGCTGGTGAATACTCAAAACTTGTCGGTCCAAATTACTCCGGTAAAGGCTCTGGGTTCTCCGCAAACTCAACAGAGGTATCCGACTTCCTTTTCGTGGATTCGGCGCAACAGCAGCTACCTGAGAACCTTTATAGCTCGAATTTGGTGGAGATTAGAGAGGGCGACGACACCCTTTTCACCAGGGAAAGCCGACCAAGCAAATATTACTTTGCGGTTGAGACAAGCTTATACGATACAATTTCAAGAAATGTATTAGGATTCTTTGCTTCAATTGAAGATTTCAATAATCTGATTGGAGAACCAGTCAATCTTTACAGAACAGAATATAAAGATTTAAAGAAACTTAGATCTTTATTTTTTGAAAATATAGAAAATGAACCAGATTTGGATAAATTTGTTAATTTATACAAGTGGTTAGACGGTGCATTAGATAGCGTTATTTCTAATTTGATTCCTGCTTCGGCAAGAACATCTGAAAAAGTTAGAAATATTGTAGAAAACCATATTCTTGAAAGAAGCAAATATCAAAGAAAATATTTTGGATTAAAAGAATATAATAAAGACGATAGTATTAATGGTGATGATAAAACGATTCCAACAGTTCCAAACGACCTTCAGTGGGAAGGATACATACCACCTACAATATTTCCAACCAATTTTTCCTCAATAATACCGATTATTAATCCATCACTTGCAAATAATATCGTAAATGGTGTTGTAAGAGGATCAAAAAGAATTAGGGAAAGAAAAGGTCTAAGACCAGATCGTTTCAAAGAAGATGAGAGAGCAAGAATTGAAGTTGGTGAAATAACCGCTCCACAAACGACAACAATCAACGCCAATGATCAAGAAAATAATCCACTGTGGTGGAGATTAAGAGCAGAGCGTGGTCCAAATAGAATACTATCCACTGGTGTTGATGCATCAGATAGAACAAGAATAGCAAATCAAATCAATTCAGCGCAAATAGCATCTGCAAGTTTGATAACACCAGTTGAGTTGATAGCAAACGCACAAAGAGCTATTGGCACAGATGTTGGCTTTGCTGGCGAAAATGTTAAAAATTATTTCCCATCTTCTTTCTTGGGAGGTACAAGCTATACTTCTGATGGTTTGGAGATTGAAGTTCTTGAATCTAAAATCAACAATAAGGGACAACCATATTACGATTATGATGATGCAATTGATGAAACTTATAATAACAACAAGAGAACTCCAACAAGAATCACTGATTTAGCTCACAATGAAATAGTTGCTGGACAAAATTATTTACCTTTTGATGTTTTAAGTGCTTCTGAGGTTGTCGCTCCCTACCAACAAGAGTTGTTTGATGAAGGATTAGAAGTAAAAATTGAATCAGCCCATAGAGATTATGTTGTAGAAGGTTCAACTCTTCAAGGGCCATACACAGAAGAAAGAGTCGGTGGGTGGCAATATCGTCATGGAAATCTGTTTATTACAAGTTCCGTTGTTAGAAAAGAGGGTTATAGCTTAATACCAATAAATTCAACAACACTACACCTAAACAATCCAAGATTTTTTAATGATGGTGGCACTCCAACTTTTTCAACAAATAAGCCATATGGTGCTTATCTAAGAGATTTTGCGGGTAAAAATCCCGTAATGATTAAAAATGTTGAAGGGTCAAATTATTTTTATGATTATGAAATCGTAGAAACGGGCGGTAGAATAATCAACAACCGCTACTATGTAAAATCTGACGGTTATACTGGGACAATAAATGATACAAGCAATATTTCATATGACGATGCTGGTGTATTTTTCTTTAAAGACTTTCAAATTTTAAACAGAGATACGACCGGAAGTAATGAGTTTGTTATCGTTAATAGATTTAGTGCCCCCGGTGGTCCAGAAGTAAATTCATATGCCTATTTAGACGTTGAATCGGCAGAATATTCAATTTATAACAACCTAAATTATAGAAACTTAATTGTAAGGTTGGAAAACAATTCCTTATTAACCAGACATATGCTTTCAGGTGGATATGATTCTGTGTTGTTGCAACCAACTGCTTCTTTCTACAAAGAACAAAGAAACGGTATATATAAGTTATCTGCTTCGTTTGAAACTCCCGAACCAGTATGGGATAACTCTTATGTTTCCTATGCAATCCCAAGAACTGACGTACAATATGCCTGGGTTGCAAGTTCGTGGATCGCAAGGAAGACTGGATATCCAAATTCCGCAACACTTAACTCAACCGATGGATTATTAACCGCATCAGGCCCAAATCCATATTATGGTCAGAATCAAAGCGATTTTGACTATAATATTTCATCAAGCGATTATTCGCCAATTTATGGTTATCAATATTCGGATAATATTAGAACGGTTGGAAAGAGCCATATAGAATATGGGGTTGGAAGTGGTGTGCCAGTTTCAGTGGCATTTAATGGTACGAACTATGTTATTGTAGGAAAGATTGATTTAGATCAAAACTTATTTACAACAGCATCTACCAGTGCTGGCGACTATTACAATTTACCAACATTTGATGCTACAACGGCTTCTTACTTATTAAATGGCTTGTTGTTGAGTAATAATGGTCCTTATCAGCATCCAACATTTAAACAAATAAGACACGGCGAACACCGAGTTGGCAGAGAGTTTAGAAGAAAAAATATTTATAAAAACGAATATGATGTTTGGAACGAGGGGAGAAGTCAACTAAATAAAAATGGTCGAGAAGTAAGCATTACACAGGCACCAGTGACCTCCAAGTATAAAGCAATTAATCAGTATGTTGATCAACAGACAGGTACTTTGAGATATACTTTTGCTAACGAATTTGATTATTTTGCAAATGTTTATGATCAAACATTAGATAAATATTTAGATAAAAATGCTGATTTCAATGTACCAGGAAAAGATTTTGAGGAAAGCGATTTTTATAAACTAAGTCGCAAATTCGATACCATTGTTTATTCTGAAAGAGTATATCCAAGAGAAGAAAATGAATATCGCGATATTGCAAGAAACAGAGAAAATTACCTTTCTTTTTGGAGAAACAACAACTTAGAAGACAGAATAGAAAATGTTTTAACAAATTCATTAGGATATGTAATAAGCGCAAGCTATTGGTCGATTGATGTTAGTCCTTCTGGGTCTGGCGAACAAGAGAAATCCGGTGAATTGATGAGAAATACTGGATCGACTGGTGCTGGTTTAGCAGAGGGTGAAGCCAACGCAAGATATTCTTTCCACATGGGAGAATGTCGTCCAAACAATTTAGTACAGGTACAAGCTGGAACTGGTGCTTTCTACAATACTTATGGTGAGTTTTCAACTGACGTAAGATTGATTGGACAAGATGAAACAATAATACCAGAATTTGTAATTTCTGACTATATCGGTACTATTATAAACCAATACAATAAAGACTTTTTAAATGAAGAAATTTACGGATTTACATTAACTGGAAGTCAAAATTTAACAAACGATGCCTTCTTAGAGAGATATACCAAGACAGATGAAATGACGTTCCTTAAAGAATTAAAGGAAAATTACGGCGAGCCAACTGCAATTAGACTAAGCTTTGATACAACCAAGAAATTACTGCCAAGAGAAGGATTTTATCCTCAACAAAGAGTTATACAATTAGCTCAACAATTCTCATCATCACATTCTAATTCAAAAATCACCATTGGCAATACTACTACCTCAAGTCCAGATGGTTTAGATGCAACTTATTCAACCACTCTTTTGCCATTTTGGGCTCCTGGTGTTGGCTTTAATTCAATAAAAACTGGTTTTGCCGTTGAGTTTCCTTATAAATCAACGGGCAGCGCTGCGCCAACTGGTGGTATTAATCATACGTTTGATACTGCTGCGCCGTTCGAATCGATTCTGAGCCCAGGCGAATATGTTAATATTATTATGCATATTGTTGATAGTGGTTCATCGGAAATACAAAGCACTGCATCGGTGAATAGTTCAGATGGTGTATATGAGATGATGTCGCACAACTTCTTTGCGGAAGTCCCTGAATTTTTCTTAGAAGACCTTGCGAATTTTAAATCTTCACCTTCTAATAGTTGGCAGTTTGAGGGGCCACTTTCTTCCAGTGTTACTGGGGTCAAAAAATTTGCCATGGATATATACATTGAAGATCCAATTAACTTCTTAATGTATGGTGATGGCAGTTCTTTTGGTCCTTTCCCATACAATAACCATGCACCACCTGGATATTATTGGAATACATCTGGTGTCATCCCAGGCGATTATTGTACTTTTATGCCCAATATCAGCCGAACCAGACCAGGATATACAAAAGCGAAAATTGTATTTGATCCAACAAACCTTCTTTCTACCGATGGAAGACTTGGCAAAACATCATTTACATTACAAGATATTATCGCAAATTCAACAATTGAACATACCAACTTTTTAGTAGAAAGAGATGGTCAATCGCCAGCAGACACAGTATTTATGACACTATCTGCCAGTCTTGATCTGTTTGTTCAGACAGATGATGAAAGATGGGTTATTCGAAGCAAGTGGGAATGTCCAATCTTAAATTTTAGCGAAGTCACTGCTCAAACTTATGGGTCTGGTACAGCTATTAAAGGAATGTGGCATCAATATGGAGAATTAGCCGGTTCAAACGCCAGAGCCCGAATGAATGTTAGAATAGATGACGCACCATACAGGGACGGAGCAACAACCGGATCTTTGGCAGAGGCTGTTGGTTTTGAAAGAAAAGCGATTCCTTTTGGAAGAATTAAACCACGACAAGTTATTGAAGAAGCTATTTGTGCTATTCCCTTCTTTATAAACCCTGAAACAGAAGAAGAAAAATACTTTGAAATGCCAATAAACATCTTTGAAAATCGTTATAGTTCAGTTAGAACTGGGCAAATTACCCAAGATTCTATATCGGACATGATAGAAAAGATGGATAAGTTTGTTTTACCACCAGTCTATGACTTTGTTCATACAAGAGATAAAGCAAGACAGGTTTTAAGAACTAAAAAAGATTTCGAACCAGCATATCCTCCATTTTCTATGTATTTCTTTGAATTTTCATCAGAGTTAGATCAGCAAGATTTAGCAAATATATGGCAAGGAGTAATGCCTTCAATAGCTACTGTGGCTGATAAGGAAAAGGTTATTTTGGAACATCAAATTGTTGATGGGGAACTTTTATCACCTTCGATTTTTGATTACAATGGATTTAAATCAATCCCAGATAACATTCGTTGGAAAATATTCAAGGTCAAGAAAAGAGCTTCATATGATTACTATAAGATGCTTCAAGACAAAACTCAATCACCAACTTATAAAAGATTTGATGCGGCTGATAGATTCTCATTTAACTATCCTTATGACTATTTTAGCTTGATTGAATTAGGCAAAATGCAAATTGATTTTGAAGTTAAAAACAATAATCCATCTGGAATTAGGCCAATTAGTGGTGGCGGATATGTCTCACCAGAAGAGGCAAGAAGAGCCGCGATAGATTTAGGTTCTCCTACAATAGTCACCTCCCAAGCAGAGAGAGAAAGGACAGCCATAAATGTTGAAGAGGAACAGCCAATAAGAACCAGAGAGGCTTCCACTCAAACACAAAGATGTACGCCAGCAGAGTTGGATAGATTAGCAAGATATATAACACAAATTCAAGCTTCTCAAACATTTAGTCCATTGGGTGGAGGGGCAACTCCAATCGATCAAATTCTTAATGATAGAGAACTTGTTGATTATCAAACACTGTTAAGAAAGTGTGGTACCCCAACCACTGCAACTCCTTTAAGAGAAACTACAACTACTGCAACTCCTTTAAGAGAAGCTACAACCACTGCAAGAGAAACTACAACTACTGTAACTCCTTTAAGAGAAACTACAACAAACACATTTTCAGTCGCTGATAGGATAACTTCTGCAACTGTATCACAATTACCAAGCATCACCACATCTTTGAGTAGTGTTGGTAATTCTTCTTTAAGTATCGCAAGCCCTCTGAGTAGTGTTGGTAGATTGCCATCAATTACATCAAATGCGATAAGCAATCTAAATAATATATTGGCTGCCGGTAATATTATTTCATCTGACGAGTGTATAAATGCCGAACAAACTTTAATTGGTTTAAATAATGAAATTTCTGACATAAATAATGAATTAAATAAATTACAGGTGATACTTTTGTCCACTACAACAACGGCAGCAGAGAAAGAAACAATTCGACAAGCACAAATACAGCTTCAACAAATATTGAAAGCAAGACAAGCAGACCTTGCTGAATTAAACAGAAAATGCCCAAATATTGGAAGATAACATATGGAATTTTTTAATAAAAAAGAAGAAGTTATAGAGATTGAATTAACCAGAGTTGGCAGAGAA